ATGAAAAAAAGTTTACTGGGGTTGATTGTTTTTTTATCCTTACTGACCCTTACTTCTTGCAGAAATAAAGTGACCACAAAAGAGCTAATGGCAAACGAGTGGGCCGTAAACTCCAACGTTGATGAAGTAGTAATGATTGTATCATTCAGCGAAGATACCGCTACTTTCAAAATCAATACAGATGAACACACATCAACTGCAAAAAATGAGTTGGAAAAAGCAGGCGAAGAATTAGGTAAACAAATTGCAAATAAAATAGAATACAAAGTCAAATACCATCTAAAAAACAATCAAATTCGTTGGGAAAATGAAGGAAAAGAAGTAGCTTACAAGATAAAAAAAGAAAAGCAAAATCTACTTTTCACTCCTACTAAGACAAACAATTCTGATAACCAAACAAAACTAGTTTTGAAACCTTACACAAAGAAAAGTATTGATTCTTCTACTCAAAAAGATAAAACGGAAGAAACCAGCTCTAATTATCAAAACGTCTCATCTGAAACAAACCAATCTACCTCTTCATCTACTACTAAAGAACCGCTACCACAAGTTAGCTTAGCTGATTTTATAGGCGGTTGGGGTATTCCTCAAAGTGATAACTTATTTTTTATAAATGCTGACGGAACACTCACTAGCATAACTCAATCGAATGTTCCTCTTCAAAATGTAAGTTTTTCTGTGGATGAGAATGGTAATCAAACAATGACGTTTCTTTTGAATAATACGCCCCGAACAGTAACGAAAAATAATGATGGTACTTTAACTGTTAATGGACAAATATACACTTATCTAGGTAATATTACGTTGGAACAATTAATTGAAAGAAATAATCAAACTCAACAAGTTTTTGAACAATCTGAACAGCAACCACCACAAAACTCTGATTCTAGTGAACAAATACAAAATTCTAAATCAGACCAACCTATATACGATACGGTACGAAGTGGTGAAGGTGGGCGACAGTTAGCCGAAAGAAATGGTTTAACCTTAGAAGAATTATTAGCATTAAATCCAGGCATTGAAACTTCTGTTTTTTATCCTGGTCAGTCATTACGAATTAAATAGAAATTTAGGTATACTAATAGATAATAGTCTATAAAAGTAGAACTGGACTATCTACCATTTACTTTGGGATACCAGTTGATGGCAATCAGTTTGACGAAGTGGAACTAGACCTTGTACCTACTGGCTCAGCAAAAATTGCGACATTTGATATAGCAGTTGGGCATTGATTAACAGCATGCATATAATTTGATAATATGAAATATAAACAAAAATGTCTAAGGAGCCTAACATTCTTTCAAGAAAGAATGTTAGGCTCCTTTTATTCAGACAATTTCAGCCACTCTTTGCGATTGCAATAGGACATAGTTTTTACAAAGACAAAATGATAAAGCAAACCGTAAGCTAGCCCCAACATATTTAACAAAATTCTTAAGTAAAGACTTGTTTCTAGCCCAAATATCATAGAAGCTGCCATGATAGCACCAACACAATTAAAAATCGTTTTACTTTTATAAGATGTGCATAAGCCTAAACAAAGTCCTCCTAAAATACCAAGTAGGTTCGTTGGTATATAAAATAACAAGATAGCCGATACTAGAGAACCAATAACGACCCCTATTATTCGTTCTTTTGCTCGTTCAGACAATTTAAACGTATTATACCCAGAAAATAATGACGAACTAGCAAATGTTGCCCACATAAAGCGGTCAATCTGAAGGTGCGTTCCTATAAAAAGTAATAAGCTAATGCCTAAAGCGTAATAACCAAACCAAATATTTCTTTGATTAAAAAAACCATTTTCTGTAACCATCTGTATAAAAGTAATCTCTTGATCCAATTTTTTATGTTTCACATGATAAACAAAAGCTAAAAGTAGATAAGCAAACACTAATACAAAGAAAGTTTGTTCTAATTGCTGAAACGATTGATAGTGAACCGTGCCAACTAAATATAAGTAGGAGAACGTATACAAGCCAGGATTACCCATTTTAGGGTTTTTACCAGTTAAGAAAAACAATGCCAGCAAGCAGATAAAATGAAGACCCCATTGTAAAAATGATACAGAAATCAGTGAAATTAGTGGACTAACACCTAGAATTGTTAACACGATTCCTAAACTAAGCAAGGCCTGTTTTTCCCTGTAGCCATATGAGACGAAACGGATACTCAACAGCAAACAAAATAATACAATTGAAAAAGGCGCTACAGCTTTTCCAAAGAAAAAAGTAATCGTCGACACCCATAAAATCGCAAACGAAACTAATAAAATATCTCTTATTAACAAGGCGCGCCAAAAATATCTCCGCTGTTTTTTAGTGTCCGCTTGATGAATTTTTTGTTTTAAAATAAATGGATCTAACTGCAATAATTGATAAAAAGTCACCTAAAATCATCTCCTAAAAATCGACTCTTCTCAATTCATTATTCCAACTTTTCCTTCTATGAAATCATAAGAAAAGTAGTTGTGACGAACATTTTACTACAACTTTTTTTCTGAATCAATACATGCTTTATTTCTTATTCCAATACCTCTCCCGATACGATTTGCTTACTTCATAAAAAATAAGCCTAGAAAAAATCAAAACGATTAATTCTAGACTCAAACTTAAATAACTGTTGAACAAAAGCTAGCGCTTTTTTACATAAACTTTTCCAACAGATCCATTTCTTTTTCTAATTCTTTTTCATCATACTTGTCATACTTACCAGCTTCTTGTGCAATTTTTTTAATCTCATGAATGGCTTTTTTTTCAACAATCCATCTCTTCATACTATGTTTTTTTGTATCCTCATCTAGCGAGCCCAACTCTTCTAAACTTGCATCCAATTTGTTCAAAACGTCAGCAATTTTTACTAATGCTTGCGCTTCTTTTTCTTCATAGTTTGACATAATAGACACCTCTTCTTAAGTATTTTTCTACTTTAAGTGTACGTCTCTGTCGTTTTATTTGCAACTAATAACTCAACTGCTTCTCAGTACGGAGGATAAGGGATTCGAACCCTTGCACGATGTTACTCGCCTAACGGTTTTCGAGACCGTCCCCTTCAGCCAAACTTGGGTAATCCTCCCTCTACATTCCATCTACAAATGAACATGTAATGAATCAAAAGATAAAAAGCCTAGACCCTTACACAACAAGGATTCTAGGCTCTATCTAACTAAATTATTTAGTTTCACGGTGTAATTTTTCTACGACACCATATTTAGACAGACTAGAACTCACAAGGGTTGGCGTAATATCATTTTAATCCAAATTAGCAAAATAGACTATAACAACAAGATAAAATCTACATCAAAAAATAAAAAAAGGCAAGCGAATAGATATATAAATTATACCGAATAAACAAAAAAAGCTCTACTTCCTGTGATTGAGAAGTAGAGCTTTTAATTTATCTATTCAGCACCGTTAACACTAAGGTGCAGATACCTAATAAAGTTAAACTAAATGATAATAGTTCTTTCTTTTGCAAGCTCATGTTTTTCTTCATCTCGTTAATTCCCTTTAACACTATTATAGCGACGACAATAAAAAGTATATAGTACGTTCGCATACCTGAAGCCCAAACAGTAGGAGAAAAACCCATAATTAATCTTGAACAAAAACCCATCATCATTAACACTACTAAAAAAACAGCAGATTTTTTATCATCAAAACTTATATAAATTCCTATAATTAAACATAATAATAATCCCAAAACTATAAAAGTAGCTACCCAAGTTCCAGGGTGATAAATTGATAGTTTAGTTCCAAATCTTGTAAAGATATTCCCCAGATTGTTGCTATTCCAAATCATTGATCTTTTATTTCCATTGACATAAGTAAAACTTTGTCCCATTGTGTTTCCGAAAAAAGTAATCAAATTTAGAAAAAGCGGCAATGCGGTTAATATACGTATATAATAGTTCTGACATTTCTTATAAGATAGAAAGAATAATATAAAAAAGAGTAATAAAAATAAAATATTTGTGTCTAAAAAAAACGGTTTTCCAAATGATGATATACCAAGGTCTAATTTATTCACAAAGTTAAATTTTTTGTATTCAGGAAACCATTTATTAATTTCATGAGCAGCCCGCAATGTGTTCCCTGGGGCCGTCAAAGAAAAAAATAATTCCACTAAACTTATTATGGAAAGCGCCGATAACTTATAATTATAATTTCTTCTAAATAATAAATACAAACTTACTAGACTAGTTAAAACAAAAAAGCATACGTTAACTTGCTCTTGGTTAGCAGAGAATATTAATAAAGGAATACTTATACAATATATTTTTTTGCTTATTTCTTTACCGCTTAACACTTGAAAAAAAGGGTAAAAAGCTAGCAAACCAAAAGCTACTGGCCATTGGTAATTTAACGTAGTAGCGATCCAACCAGTTTCCCCCATTATTGTTAAAGGAATTAGACAAAATATAGAAAAAACTAGTAGCAAATTTTTAGAATATAACTTGTTGAAAACATATTTGCAAAGCAATACTATAGAACCTGTCATTATCGTTGAATTTAATAATTTCCATAACATAAGGTGTTTAGAAAAAAACATCAAGAATAATTCAATAATAACTCTTGAACTCCATGTTTTATAATGTTCTATTGAAGCACCCAAATATCCTAATTTATCTAATCTATTTACGTAAACTAAGTCATCAGCTCTCACTGTCGGCATATACATATTAAAAAGAAAAAAAACAACCCAAATTCCTATAATCAGTAAAGTTAGTTCTTTATTATTTTTTATTTTCCTAGAATGTTTCTTCAAATTTTATGCTCCTTCCCATATTCACCAGCAAAGTATACCATAACTTGAAAATTTACTTAAGACAAATTTTAATTTTTTAGCATTCAATGATATGTATATATTAGTATAAATGAAAAAAGACCTACCTCTCACAAAGAGAAGTAGGCCTTTTACTTATTTCTTAATAGTTCAACGTTTGACCCGGATAAATCAAGTTAGGATTTGCTAATTCGTTTAAAGCTGCCAATGTTTGATAAGTCGTGCCAAGTTTAGCCGCTATACTTGATAAATTATCACCCAACTGGACTGTGTAAACATTACTTGTTGCTGATCCATTTACTTTCAAAACTTGTCCAGGGTAAATAAGGTTTGGATTAGCCAATCCATTTAACGAAGCTAAAGTTTGATAATCGGTACCGTATTGGTAAGCAATGCTTGATAATGTTTCGCCATGTTGAACTATATGTGTTGTTTCTGGTTGCTTATCAGGGACAACTGTTGCATCTGGTAATAGTTCAATATCACCTTTGCTAATCCATGACAAAATGCCTTCTAGCAATACTCTGCTTCCAGTTGCTTCTTGCACTTTATAACTGTTTCCTTTAACCCAATCTGGAATAGCTTCGCCAGTTGCCCAAGCATCAACACTAAATTTCACTTTGACGGTATCGCCAACTTTAACATCAGAATTAGGTATTTTTTCAATTTCTTCGCCTGCATCTGTTGCTGGCGTATCCGTTTCTGGTTTATTTGTATCTGTATAACCACTATCCGTAATTCCTGTTAAATCTACGTTACCATCTAAACCACCTGCAATATAAGCGGATGTGAATTGCCAAATGCCAATACCATCCATGCTTGGGAAATAAGCATACAATGGATATGGTGACACACCATCGATAGGATACGCAGCAATCCATAAAGAGTTAGGAAACTCTTTGATGATTTGTTGATAGTTTACATGATTTAGTGTAAATGGCTTATAGCTGTAATACATTGGAGTATAGCCAGCCTGTTTTATTCTGCGCATACCGTACAAAATTGTCTCTGTATTTGCTGCTTTTTCGGCATCTGAACTTACATATCCTCCATATCCATCTGGAACACTAGCCAACGCTCCATGTTCAAAATCTAATGCAACGATGGAATTTTTAGGCGTTTGAATACGTGGCAAAAAGTAATCCATTGTTGTTTTCGCAATGTCCATGTTTCCCCAAGTGTCATACCAAATATAGGTATGCGCACGTTTACCTTGGGCAATAGCACTTGCTACTTGCGTTTTATATGTGTATTGTTCATAAATACCGCTAGCATTGTAGCCGCCAATCTGAGCAATGGCGAATTTATCATGTGCATAACCAAAACGACCCTGTTCGCCTTGATAAATCGCCCAGTCAACGCCTTGGTCACCTTTTGCAGCAAATACATTTAAAGGCATAAAAAATAGAGCGACAAGCGCTCCTACTAAAATTTTCTTTTTCATTTTTACTTCTCCTTGTCTTTTAAATTATATGCTGACACACCTGTTACTACTCCTAAAAAAGTTGCAATGGCATTGATAGTTAAAACAGCCATATCTGTTTGTTGCCAACCGTAGGCTTTACCTAGCGTGGCAATCAAAACAGAACTTGCAGGAAGCACAGTAAGCACTCCCCACTTGATGATTTTGTAATACTTGTCTGGTAATATCATTTCTAAATTCCTCCTAAGTATTTCGTGATTAAATAGACAGCAACAGAAACCCCAATTCCTGCAATTGTTCGCCACGTCCACTTTTGATTCTCTTTTATTTCCGCAATATCGCCTTCATTGTTTTTGGCCATTGAGAGCGCTATGTCTGCTTTCTCTCTTAATTGTTCATGATTATCCAACTTTGTTTCAATCCGTGCCAAACGATCGACGATTTCAATTAAAGGCTCATCTTTCAAGTTATCGTCTCCATCCCTCTAACAAAAGAACCGCCTAGCTTTTGCTAAACGGTTCACCTGTCATTTTAGTAAATTCATCTTCTGTAATACAACTAGGCACAAATTCTGCAACCTGCTCTGGAGTAAATAGTCCCCAATCATACATCAGTTTAATGTCATCATATGAATACATTATTTTGCACCTCCGATTTGTTCTTTAATAGCATCAATTTCTCTTGTATTTTGAAGAGAAGTAAGCATCGTCTTAGAATTGATTTGTGCAAGTGATTCTGCTTTAGCAGTTAGCTTTTCATTTGCTTGTTTTAACTCACTATTTGAAACTTCTAAGCCATTAGCAAGATTTTCTAACAAATTCAATTTTTTTGTATAATCCTGTATCACTGCTTCTTCCCATTTTCGTTCTGAAAAGTTAAAGAATTGGGATTGTTCATTCACTAAATTTTCTAGTGGTTTCTCCTCTACAAATGGCAAGGCTACAACATAATCATCTTGAACTTCGAAAATTTGAAATCCTACTGGGTAGAGCACTTTATATATTTTTTTCATTTTATTATCCACTCCTATTTACGACGCATAACGCCGATTTCTCTAAAAACAATTTTTTTATTTGCTGCATTTAATGTGTTTGCAGTATCTCCTGTAATCACTAAAGATGTACCAGATTTAGAAATAGATATTTTTTTATACGCTATTGTTGGGTCTGCTGAAGCAGAACCTACCCATGCAACTGCTGGTAGTTCGTATTTTAATTTCGTAATATTCGGAGTAACTGGTATTGAGTGAACAATACCGCCACCGTTATCGTTGTAACGCGAGAATATCAAAACAATTTCATCCACATTGCTGCTATTTGAAATTGTTACTGATTGAGATTCTGTCAAATAAGCTCCAGTTCCATCCCAGTAGTCTTTCACCACCTCATAGGTCGGTTTTGCATTAACCGATACAGATTTACCACCGATTTGAATCCCATCTTGAAAATTCTTTGTCCCTAAAACAGTCTCATTTCCAACGGCCTTTACTAATTTTCCTTCCACGCCGTCAATAGCATCTGCATGTGTTTTCATATACTTTACAACACCATTTTCTTTTAGCTGAACGATATCTGCCATTACGCTTCACCTACCTTTTCAAATGTAAAAACTGGTAATGCATCCAATTTTGCTTTATCCGTTTTAGACATTAAACCGTCTTTTTCAGAAGTGGCATTGCTAGGAAGCGTTGGAATAACAGTTGTGTCTGGCAGTGCTTTTACATCAGAAGCAGTTAAAATAACTTCACCTGTATGACCATTTACAGACGAGACAGTGCCTGCTTCAGCACCACTAATTTTTCCATCAACAAATTCATTTAATCCAACAACGCCAGCTGTACTAGTTTGTACATCAATAGCTACGCCGTCTTTTTTCACTACATATAAATCAGGCATTTATTTCTTCATCTCCTTTTACTTTTTCAAACTCAACACCAGAACCACCTAGTTTTCCATCTTCATAATCGGCTATGATTTTTAACATTTTGTCATACTCCTGTTTCGAAATCATAATCCCATCAATAGGTAAATCTAGGTCTGCACGCGTAATAATGACTGCGCCTGTATGTCCATTTACTGAAGATACTTTTGAATTACCAGCCATTATCTCTGTTAATCCAAGGATTGCCGATACGTGTGTCATAGGAAAAAACTGACGTTTAATCCCATTTTCATCAGTTTCCATCATTCTTTTAGCATCAACCATTGTCTACACCTTCAATCGTAAAAACATTTTGTTTTGAATCATCAACTGTCGCTATAATTAACGCCCCTTCTTCAATTGGATGATTAACTGTTCCCAATACTTCAACTTCATGATTCTTAGAAAATGAATCATCCTCTAAAATTTCTAACGTGTTTACATTACCGTATTTGATGGTGTATAGCCGTTCCTCTAACCGATGATACAAATAGTTCATATCAGCCAATAAACGCTCAGAAAGTGAATTATGACGTACTCCTTGTATGTCTACACGTGCATCCATTAGCTCGGCTAACATTGTTCCGCCTGGATCAATAGTTTTTAAAATATCTTTGATTGATTCGAACCATTTTAGATAATCTGTTTCTTGGCCGTTCCGCCAAGCTTCAAAAGTATCTTGTTGATTTTTACGCCATTTTTCAAACTCTTCTTTTCTAGCGTTCATCCACGCTGTGAAATCGCCCTTGTTTTCATTAATAAAAGCAGTCATATCAGCTATCAAATCCTCGATTGACTGCCAATATGACCCCATTTCACCTTCTGTTTTAGAAGCAGCATTCACAACAAAGTAAGAAAAATTCTGCGTTGAGCCAATTAGATTGTCGCCTTTATGAATACTGAAGTATGCTTCCTGTCTATGCAATGACTGCATAGAATATTCATCAAAGGTATACTGGATAATCCCTTTTTTGGCATTCACAATTTTTGC